ATCTGTACCCATTACCAAGGTGCTGCCGTCAACATGAACTGTTTTAGCGTAAATATTATTCCATTTTTTAACGGCTGAACCTAAATTATAAGTGGTGGTTGCTTCAGGGTATACGTTTCTAGTTGTTAAGTTGCCAGTTACATGAACATCATCGGAGAAAAATGCATCATCCGCTACAAACAGGTCTCCTCTAGTCGTTATGCTATCTGTAGTGTCGTCTCCTATAATAAAATTACCACTTAGCCCAAGACTTCCAGTAATGCTAACATTACCCTGTACGTTTAAATTTCCGTAAAAATTTCCATCTTGAGAATAAAAGTCACCGAAAGGATAAGAGTCTGTTCCTAAACCGTAGACACCAGAGGTAGTTGGCCTAAGGGGTTTGGTGACCCCCCATTTAGTGTCGTCATCTACGTTTATAAATCCTGCACCGGGAGGGCCTTGCCTTCCGACCGTAATAGTCGAGCTAGTCTTGGTAGACTCAGCTAAGACTGAGGCTGTAATTTTCGATGGAACTTTTACATCAACTATAACTGGCATAATTTACTCCCTAATACGTCGCTGTTGTTACTTCGGGGTAAATGCTAAACTTGCCATTTAGTAGTTTTATCACGCTAGGGGAAGCTAACCCAAGTCCAGCGTGAAACCTTTCTATATCGTAACAAGCGTCAGTTACAGGAAGTGTTTTAGTTTGAACCCCGCTTAAAAAAACGTCGACCAAGCCGCTAACGTAACCGTCACCGTTTGTACCTGTAGCTATAATTGGATCTAAATCAATCATAGCCAACGGATCACTATACCTATACTTAACGGATCCCCTGACGTCAAAACCACTTAAATTTAGAGCTACTCCATTTTCGTCCGTAATCTTTAGCTGAACATCTAGCTCCGAACCTTGTGTAACGGTAAAATTGTAACTAGTCGCCATATCACAAAGAATTACACCTTAGCTAGTGAAATATAGCATAAATATAAAAAGAAAAAGCGCCGTAAAGGCGCTTTATTGAAACAATTTTGGAATTAGCTCTACTTACCTTCGTCTAGAACTTTTCTCACGTCGTCAGGAAGGGAATCTTTGCCTATAGACTTGGGCGTTTTAATATTCGAAGGCTTAAAGGCGTTAGAATGCTTCCTGAATTCCCTCATTAGTCTTTGTGTCAAAGTAGACCTATTATCTATAGGAACGAGCCCTACCTTGGTTGCGTGAGCTTGGAGGTCTGTTTTAGCCATATTATCTAACTTATTTTTATATTCGCCTTCGTCGAAGGTTTTGTATTTTCCTAATCCCGTATCTCCCCATACTTGATCTAGTGTTCTAGGCTCGAATTTTGGCTTGATGCTTTCGTCCTTTCCGTGAGTTTGGGACATTTTCTTCAACTTGCTACCGGAAGTCGTCTTTTTTTTGGAAGCCGTTGTCTTTTTTGATATAGTTTTTTTCTTCATATCCTTGTTCCTTTACATTATCGCTTACACAGGTAAAAAATTCAATGGGAAATAAAAAAAAGCCCGGCCGAAGCCGGACTTTGATATAGTCTCTTGACGAGCTCTGTTAGATAGTAATACCAACAACCGCACGGGCGTCGATACAGACACGACCCTCTTCCAGTGCTCCGTAGAAGCCGATCTTCTCGGCTCTAGCGTTGAACTGGTCATCGGGAGAGGCTGTAAACGTGGATCCGCTATCAGCATTCTGGGCCAACGGACGGATAAACGCGCCCTTGCTGTTGTCGACACCAACGAGAATCTCGTCGGTACCGGTAGCAAAGTCGGATCCAGCCGGACCGTCAATATCCGCGCTGGTTGCAAGAGTATCAAACAAAGTGTTATACTTCTTGCTCACACCGAGCTCATTCATCTCAACGAGGTTGATACCGTATATTTCTTGGGTACCAGCAGCGTTATAGATGTCCGAGCGAACATTATCCGGAAGGGCAATGTCATTACCAGTACCAACGGTTCTGGTATTCATCGGCTGATAAGCAAACGCTCTAACGTTTTGCATGATCTCAGGACTCACGTATAGGTCCGTAACACCCTTGCTATAAGCAGGGTCCGGGGTACCATTTGCAAACGACTCATTAATCCTGCGACCTCTGGTCACAAGCTTGTTGAGGTCGTGCAATTGGAACTCGTTAGCAGTAGTACCTTTAACGACATGAGTTAAAGAGTTGGTGGTAGCCTCGGCCAAAGCCCTAAGGATAACCGCCCAACCGTTACGCTCTTGCTTAACAAGAACTTCCTGAGCCATTCTTTCAATACCTTTACTAACGACGTCTAAACGAGCACGACGAGCGTACTTAGCGAGGAAACTGACAGCGCTGTCGATCCTATAAGTAGAAATCTTCAGCTCTGACATACCCTCGACAGTGCTGGTCGGAAGACCGCCAGCAACTGACTGAGACCAAGTCTGCACGTAGTTGTCATCTTCAGCGTAGTACAGATCCAAAGGATAACTCGGGGAGTCATCCTCATCGAAAGGAACGTCAGTATAGATCGCTCCAGTTGTACCCGCTTGATTCAAAACCTGTCTCACTACAGGGCCTAGGAAAGCTGCAAAAGCTTCCTGAGCCTCTCTAGCAACGGCTCTATCCTTAGAGCCCATGGCTTTGATAAGTTCAATTTGTTCTGGTGTATTTTTAAGTTTTAAATTCATAATTTTATTTCCTTATTTTTAAATTTATTAAATCTCAAGTTTAACCAAAACGTTGTTCTTGTCGTCTTTAGCGCCGAGGAATTTACCCACCACGTTTGGCGCAGAGCCAACCGTAGCACTAAGTAACCCACCTGCACCAATGTACGCTTTACCACCGGCAGTTGGTGTTCCGTCGACGCCCTTATAAAGGAATACGCCTCTTGAAACGACCGGTACCGCTTGTCCGCTCAAGGCAACCTGTAGTTCGGCAGCCTTTCTGGGATTGAAGATTAACTTCTCCCCATTTTCGTCAGTCTCTTTTACGTCGTAGAGCAACATACCGATAGCGTCATCTTCGTCGCCATTAACGGCGGCAGTGACTTTGGCAGCCACACCATACCGTTGCGAAACGGTATTAGTGTAGGAAGCGCCTACGTCACCTAGTTCTGCTATCTCGTCGGTTGCTTTCCAGCCGCCATGTCCTTCAGAGGCAGGGACAACTTTTACGAAAGTCCCCTTCTTGACTGGCACGGCACCGCTCCACGCAAAGAGATTGATTACGTTATGATCTGAATAATCCCTAAAGGGTTTTAAGTCACATGTTGTAGCCATAATTTATTTCTCCTGTTTTATAGTTTGATTTCGAAATTGTCGATATCAAAAGCTTTTCTGTATTTATCATAAACTGTATCAGAGGGGTCAGACGCTGTGACAGAAACCGGAACTGTTTCCGGCTCTTCCTTGGCCTGCTCGACAACCTGCTCGACAACCCCTTCAGCAACCTCTGCCTGAGTTCCCTCAGAAGCTTTGGTTTCCTCACTGGTTTCTTGCAGCGCTTCTTCAGCAGCTTCCGTTTCTTTAACCTGCTTCTCGATTTCCTCTTTATTTCTAGAGGAGAGGAGGATGGACATTTCGCCTTGATAAGCTTTAAATGTCTCGTCGTCCAAATCGCCAACCTGAGAAGCAACAACCTTACGGTCCTCGTCAGAAAGACTATAGGTATCATCCATAAAAGCCATACGCTGATTGAATTTCTCCTCTTTAAGTCTTTCGGACTTCTCCTTCTCGAGTTGCTCAAGAGCAGCCTTGATCTTGCCCATTTCCTCTTTGAGCTCCTTGCCCGCTGAAGAGACGGTGTCTAGTTCTTCCTTGGCTGCGGCTAACTCCGTGTCTAACTTGCTTTTATCTTCTGTGAAGTTTTCTGAAGCTCGCTTCAGTTCTTCCTGAATAAAATCCGTTACGGCAGAAGCTGAAACAGTCTTCAAGGACTCATCTGTAATATCGTTAATATTTGTCAGTTTCATCATTGTGATTCCCTCTTGTGTATTTTTGTTTACAACATTATTTCCCTTTTGGGAAAAGTTTTCTTCTGTTTCGGAGGCTTTGATTGGCTCACTTTCCCCTTCGCTCGATGCACTTTCTTCAGTTTTGACCTTGGAGGCTAAATCCATAAGGCCCCCTTCTTCTAGTGTCCTAGTTGTTGCCACGCCCTTCACATCGGCAGCAGGATTTTCCGTTAAGCCTATTCCTAACGGGATAACATTAGCTATAACCTGCCTATAAACGAATCCCCTTTCCTTTATTTCGCCCCCTCCTCCTTCAGCTCTAAGATACTTGGAAAACTTGTCTACATCTTCCTCGGCTGAGATTATTTCTAAAGCATTTTCCATATTTTTGTCTTCTTGGTTTTCCATAACTACTATATTGTAGTCCTCAAACCCCAGTTCCCAGCTGGCACTTATTTTCATAAAGTCCTCACTAGTTGGATCACTTGAATTTTCTATGATATTAGCTAACTGCTCATTGACCACCCTCCATACAACCCCGCCCAAAGTTACGTTGAACGGACCAGTTGTACTTTTCGCTTCTTCTTCCGCCATGGGCTCATCAGAGCCGAATTTAGAGAAACCTGCCGTTAGTATAGTACCTAGAACTTTATCTCTGTTGTGTTCTATGTTTATAGGCTTATTTATGAAGGACTCATACATCGCTAAGGCAGTTTCTGTATCTATAACGTCTCCGTTCTTATTGACCCTATTCACTACGAAGGCGTTGAAAGCTATCGGAAGAAGATCTACATTTTTCTCTACATCAACCCGAGGTAGAAAGTTCCCGACATCCACTAAGGACGCTAAGGCTAAATGCTTGTCTTTCTCCTCTGAGACCAATGGCCTAACGGAGGAGCTAAATGTTGTTTTGAATTTAAACTCTTTCATCTTTTAAATATTTAAGTTGCAAGTTCTATAGTCTTCAAGATATAGTTCTTCAACGCTATTAACCTTGTAATCTGATAAACCATGATCCTCAACCTCTTTGCTGGGATTTTTATTTTCGGCGTAAACTATTTCGAATACTTTAGATTCGGAGTCTTGTTGTATGGCAAAATTCTCTTTTTTGAATTCTTTACCTTTTCCGTTAAGGAAGTCTTTGACTCTGTCGAAACCAGCTCTAAGCAATTCGGAATCTTTTAGGTCGCAACGAGAAGCTCCAGCTATGAAGGCCTGCTTTAATTCTTTTAGGCTTGTTTTATTGTCTCCTGTTTTATTATAGTCTCTTACCTTAGCCTTTAAGGCGTTTAAAACTTTAATAGACAATTCGACATAAGGGTCTTTTTGTTCTGGAAAAATCCATTCATCTAGTAGATTGATTTCTTCAGCCTTTATCCTCATTATTCCTAGAGGAATGTTACACGGTTTTTAGTCAACTAGATCACCTAAATGTTTCAATTCCTCTAGTTTTTCTTCAGGCTCCGCCAGTCCGCCTATGCAGCTGTAAACCGTCAAGCCTTCTTTATCCCCACTATAAATCCCTCTATGGACGGTACTATTTGGCTTTAATATCCTCGACAATTGAGCATAAGCCTGATCTAAATTAGATTGAGGCACGTTATCCAAAGCCTCTTTTCCGCCCACAATTACAACTCCAGCACAAGTTCCGGATCCTAAATCTATCCCCCCGGAAAGGATATTTCCTTTTAGATTATCTCTAACTGATCTGGATATGCTCACAGGGTCACTCCAATCCTTAACCGGAGAAGCTCCGAAAACCATTAAACCAGAATCTAATATACTTAGATAATCTTTCGAATCAAATGCCGAATAAGTGCTATCCTTAGCGGCGGTCAGATTAAACAAGTGAAATAAACCAGCCATGCTTCTATTCGCTGTTTGCCAGAAGCTAGAAACCACTAATCCGGGATACAGCTTACTTATTCTTTCGTTATCGACTATAATTAGAGGAGAAATATCTCCAGTTTCCACCAGAGCATAAGCTTCTTTCAGAGTTTTGTAAGCGTTTGCGTTAACTCTTTTTCCTTCTGAGTTTTTAGGTAAAGCTACGATAGCTCCCACTTTGTTATTTTTTACGCCTACGGTTTCCTGCAATTCTTTTGCGGTGCTAACTAACGGTTCAAGAGTACCTGCTCCTGTTCCTCCGCCAGCCCCAACGCATACAAATATTCGGTCAAAATCATCACCGAAAGAATATCTCATAAAATCTAAAACATCTTCTCTTTTGGAGTCGAAAATTTCTTTAGCTACGTTTGGATCTTTTCCGGCTCCACCGTCTCCTATACAAAGCTTATTATCTAGATTTACTGTATTGAGGTCCTGTTTTGCAGTATTCAAAGCGCAAACTTTTCTATAACCCAACCCATGAAAAGTTTCAGCTAGTCTAGAGCCTCCTTGCCCTGACCCCACAAAGCAGAACTTATAAGCGACTTCGATTTCGTCGCTAATAGTATTTTTCGCCTCTACCACTGGTTCCGGCATTGGAATATCCGGTAAGGATATATCCGCCCCTGCTACATATTGACTTACGTCTACATTTTCGCTCATTTTATTTTTTACTGTTATACAAGATAGAGGCTAAGTAATCGTCTACTTGGTGCTCGAAAGCTATTTCCCTTATATCTTTTATTCTATCCATGTCTGTGTCTACTGGGTTTCGACAATATTCGTTTGTTTTCGATTTCCAGTTTTTGGAGTCTTCGTTAGCTATAATGATGGAAGCTATTTCGGTCGCTACCTCTTTTTGCTGTTGGCTTAGCTTTCTCTTTTTGTGAATCTTTCTTAAGGACGATTCCACTTCCGTGACTAGCTCTTGAGCTAGTATTAAATTATCTTTAACCTTGGAGAGGCTAAACTGGATAGACGCCCCCATTGGTGAAACCTTTTTCGTTTCCTGTGGGACGCCTTTAGTTCCCGGCGGCCTACCTGTTTGTGATTCATTAGGATTAGAAACGGTAGGATTATTGGTTGTTTGAGGGCTTTCCTTGTCTTCCGACATCTCTTTTTGAGTGCTAGGCCCTCCCATAATTGGCTCATATAGACCTTTGTCTCTTAGCCCCCTATAGCCTTTTTGGCTTTCCTGAGACTCTTCACTTGTCGGCAGCCTGCCTGTGTTAATAGCCTCAATACCCTCTTCCGGGGTGAGTACACCTAGTTCTATCAATCTAGTATAAACCCTCGAATAGGTATTTTCGTCTTTAAGTTCTATGTCGTTAAAGTTGGGGGTTGGGTAATTCTTGAAGCCCAAAGATTTGGACATTCTTTTAATTTCCGGCAAAAGAAATTCGTTAATGAATAAGTCCCTACCCTGTTTTAGCCTTTCCACAAAGACCTGAGTTTTAATTTGAGCATTAGCGAACTTCTCATCTCCGCTTATAAGAATATTATTCAGCCCCAACTGTATGTCCCTGTTGACCACCTCGTATTTTTTGGGGTCAAGTATACTAGCTATATTAGGGACTACGAATTCAGCTTTAGTGGTGTAGTCGGCAATAAGAACCCTTCCTACTGATTGATTCTCGAACAAGGTTCTCATAGCTTCAAGATTCTTTTGGCTAACTCCACCCTTGTCTGGATCGGTACCCATGGTTACAAGGAGAACAACCTGCTGGGTAGTTCTGGTTATAGCCATATCCATTTTTTTCATTTCTTGTTTCCAGTTTATATCCTCTAATACTGGGTATCCCATAGGGACCGCAAATGGCTCATAGTCTTGCTTCTTGTAGAATAGGGCTGTTATCTTATCTGAGTTTAGTGGTAGGACTATAGATGTATTTTTTGGGTCAGCTATTTGCTTTTGTATTTTTTCATCCAAATTCTCTAAAACTTCTACGTCTTCTTCTGTTTTTGGGTCTCTAAGCCTTTCTAGCTCGTAATCCGAGAGCAGCTTGTAGTATTTTCCGGAAGTAAAAGAGATATTGCCCCCTAATTGGATATCTGCTGGATTCAGTATGCAATATCTAGAAGGTATAGTTATTTTACCAGATTTGTCTAAGTAGGCGTCAGTTCCAAATGTTTGAGATATCTTGGATAAGTCTCCCGGAGTTATAGCTGCGTCAAACCTGTACACAAAGACATTTCCGGAACGATAATACTCTCTGAAAAACTTATCCAGCAGAGAACTAATATTTATTTTCTTAAAAAAGGCCGAGAAAAAATCCCTAGACTTTTTACTACCTCCAGAAAAATACAAATCGCTAACAGAAAACTCTGTCATCAAATCTATAGTATTCCTGAAGATCGAGAAGTTATAATAAGCCTTTTGGCACAATATGACAGCGTCCCTTACGTCTAAGTTGCTAACGTTATACGTGCCACTAGTAGTATACTTAAAGGGGGAGAGGCCATCGTTTATATTCTCGAACCTGTCTGTTCTTTCTATACTGCCAGACTTGTTCCTTCTTGTGCGCGTAGCCTGCACCGCAATAGACTCTTTCCCTCCATAGGCAGCCATCAAAGGCTCTACTGAACTATCAACCTGTTTCTTTTTTGAGACCGCCATATCTTAGTTAAAATTACACGTTTAAAAGTTATATTCACCTTAAAGTTTAGTTATTAAATTAATATAGGAGAAAAAGTAACTTCGGTATCCTCTTCTATATTCATCATATCATAATACCTTTTTACCGCCCAATTTCCCAACATAAGAGTAGTATAGTTGTCTTTTCTAGCCTTATTGGGGGAGGTGCTTCTCCTTAAATGCTGAGGCAGATCGAAGCTCTGGGTTCCCTTAGACGTGGTTTTAACCTCTATTAGAGAGCACTGTTTTTTTGTTTGGTATACGAAATCATCTTGGAACTCTATAAGGTCTAATATGGTTTCGTGACCGGTCGCCTTAAGGGGGACTCTTTGTACGGAGACTTTATTAAAAATTGGCCCATCAGCGGTGACCCTAGAGCCAAACCATATTCTTTTATGATCTATATCTGCTTGCAGCTGCTCGTTAGCCCTTCTTATGAAACTGGTGGAAAACAACTGCTTGATGCAAATCTTATTTTCCTGCAAGTTGTAGCCTCTTCTAGCTCTCTTAGTTTCCCTGTTGTACTCCTCTCCCTCTTTGTCCGTATTGAAATCAAAAAACTTCAAATTTATATTAGCCTTCAAGAACTTCTCTGACTCGTTAGCGCTATCTATAAATTGATAACCGGCATTATCAATGATAATCATAATGATATCGAAATTTTGAAT